ATGAAAATCATTTCCAACTTGTTCAAAAATATAATCTCTTTCCAACACATACTGACCATTAATAAATATATCAAAACGAGCATGTTCCTTTCTATATTTCCTTAAAAATAACTTTAAATCTTTCATTTTAGCATTTTCAAGTTTCCAAATCCAATATAATTGGTGTGTCATATTTTCAGGAACTAACTGATATTCGTTTAGTTCATGTACTTGTTCTAATATTATTTTTAAATCTTTAATAGCCATTATAGTTCAATAAATTTACCCGTTACCCCAAATTCATCCGTAGATTCGAGTACATAACCCAAATCAGTATCAGATGATACAGAGCCAGTTGAAAAGTTAAAATAAATTTCATTTGATGAATGAGAATTTGTATAAGAATATTTTGTATTTGGGATAAATACACCATTAATATACACTCTAAACCAATCATCTGTATTAAATACCCCCCTTAATTCAGGTGGTAGTTTTGGTAATTTAACATTTGTAAGTTTTACAGTATCTGCATCTACAAAACTAGCTTCTCTTGAACCACGAATAGACATAAAATCAATTATATCTGAATATTCGTTATACATTTTCTTTTCTACTTGTGAATTAGTTGAACCACCATTACCTATTCCTGTTAAATCAGTTTCCAATCCCCAAACAACTTTTTTTGCTGAGAATGATTTCTTATGAGTTGAACGATTATCAAATTGTTCTGGTAGAAGATACGCATTTACTACCATTGTAAAAGTAGTTCTAACAATTCTTTGAGAACCCTCACCAACTTCGGTAGTATTGTCAAATGAATCAATACGAGTTCTAAACTTAAACCCATTTTTATCTCCCCAATACTCATCTGTTGCATATTGGAATGCTTCAACGAGTTTGTTCATATGTTCAGTAAAATCTGTCCATATAATTACTTCATAAGTAATTGATACATAATCAGGCATTACGATATCATACTGTTGAACTGGTCTTTGAGTACCGGTCATTGCAGAAAATCTATCGTATTTGTGTTTTTTTGAAAATTTGGTAACAGTTGGATACGAAATATTACGATTCATAGTAGAAACAGTAGTATCATCCCTTGCAATAGAATTTCGTTTGAACATTATCAAAGGAATTTGTAATTGTCCTTTTTTATCTCTTAAATATCCTTGTTTTTGTACTGCTGCCCAGCGTTCTGGGTTACCATATAGTACAGGTATCTTTACTTTTTCTCTAAATACCTCAACAGTAGGTACAACAGTATCTATCATGTGTTCAGCGATTGCCAAATCCACATCATAGAGTTTTACACCCTTACCAATCTCGATTGGTTCTCTCTTAATCTCTTCCCCACGATTAATGGGTACTTTTCTTAACGGGTCAACTGCCATTAGTAAATCCTATCCTCTATTTGTACTTGAGATTTTCTAACCATAACTGCTTGACAAATTAAAGTTGCTCTTGCATCTTCAAATGTAGAGTTCTCTTGGTCATAAATCTCAGGTTGTCCACCAACTAAAGCGTTAGCGGTTATATGTCCTACTTCGTAATATGCTTCATCAAACAGAATTACATCACCAATCTCTGGATAACCAACTGTGGTGTTTTGGATTGCTTCTGTTGGTATCAAAGTACCATTTATATCTCTAACCTTTGGTACAGAGTAAGATTCATCTCGTAATCTCTGAATATTAAATCTAAATTCAACTGTTTGTGTTTTATCTGCACCAAATCCTTCGTAAACAATGTTCATTGGTTCTCTATCTACAATACACATTAGAGTAGAAGGTGCTCTCCAAACTTTTCCCAACGATTCACCATATAAATTAGTTTTGGTTTCACCAACAGATACCTTGAATAGAACAACCGCTTGTTCTACCACATAATCCACTATCTCTTCGGAAATAGTTTTGATGAAATCCAAATCTTTTGCATTGAAAAACTTTGGCATAATATTATCCTACATAAATGTTAAGGGGAACTTTCTGAATGATTTGTTGTTGTTGGTCAACCATTGCAGCTTCGTTCTCCATTCTTTGTTTCTTACTAACTTCGTTAAGATTCTCTCTCAATTGTTCGATAAGAGCATCTTTTTCTGTTTGTGCTTCAGCTCTGAGTGCCGCACCATCCAAAGAAACCTCTGAACCAGGAATTGGTACTGTATTGTACTTTTCTCTGATTGCCCCTAACATCTCTTTTGCCAAAGCAAGTGTATATTTTCTAATCCATTGTTTACCAACATCATTGATTTTAGAGTATTCTGCAAAATTATATCCAATATTTGAGTAATCTGATACAACTCCATCTTGAATTACTGTTGTGTTTTCTCTAAATTCCTTTTTAACCATGTATTCAAACCAAAGTTTGTATTCAGATGTTGGTTTTGGGAATATTTGTATTTTATTATTTACTATATTAAATGTATGAGCTGATTTTCTGAATTGGTCATTGAATTCAATTTGTTGAATTCTCAACATATCCTCATAAATTGGCATCAAGATAAATTGTGCCGCGGGTGAGAATGAACCAAACCCAAATTCATCAATTAAGTTAAGAGTTCCTTGTCCACTTACTGAATATGGGTCAAAGAATCTTTGAATAGCTGGAGTTGTTTCGTAAAATACCTTAGTTACATCCAATCTTTCACCACTTTCACTAACATCGCCCCATAGTGATTGAATATCGTATTCTTGTGAACCAGTATTTACAGTAATATATCCTTTTTTAATATCAGTTCTACCACCAACATTCGCCTGAGAACCATATCCTTCTGCAATTGTAATGGTATTATTTAATTCTGAACCTAATACTGATTTATGTGTATAATCTGAACCCGTTGGTTGTCCTTCTAATGAACCTAAGTTGTTTCTTATGTTGAACTGATTTACTTGTGCAGAATATTCAGAAACCGCTTCTTCAAATACTGCAAAAAAGTTATCTCCTTGTAGTTCGATATCGATGATAGGATAACCTAATCGCTTAGCACACCACGAGGCAACTTTAGGTGCATCTGTTTGGAAAGATGAATCCGAATCATAAATTCCAAATGGGGTTGATGAACCTGAAGTAAATGTTGATGTTCCAGTCCAAATTCTTGCTTGAGACATATATTTTCTCCCTTACTTATACAATTATACTACTATAAATATAAATTAATTAAAAAGGAGAGTATAAAACAAAAAAAGAGGGAACATTTCTGTTCCCTCTAATTTTATCATCACTATGTAATGACCTATTAACTAAAATTTATTTAACGATTATACGTTAGCTAAATCTTTAACATAGATTTTACCATAGAATTCTGGTCTTACCATTTTCTTAGCGTATCTAGTCATTACACCTCTTCTTGGTGTAAAGTTAGTTGGGTCATATACAAGAGGTGTCATGATTAATGGTACATACGGTGCATATACAGCTCCTGTTTCAAGGAAGTTGCTTCCTTTAAATCCTAATAAGATTTCGTTAGAAGTCATATAAGGGTTTTTGTAAACAGTATATCTGTTAGCAATAGAACCAACAGTAGTTACACCAGCTGCGAAAGATGAAGCATCTTTATCAGCAGAAACTGTAAATCCTGGGATTGATTCTAAAATTGTACATACATCAGGAGAAGCAACAACGAAGTTAGCTCCACCTCTTAATGTTAATTGGTGAATCTTGTTCGAAACTTTGTTAAGTTTAGCACCTAAAGTCTGGAACCAAGAGTTCTTAGTATAAGCAGCTGCTGAACTTGAGTTAGACCAAGTACTTGAATCTGTATTGTACTCTTCACCTAATGTTACTGACCAGTACTCAGTTGTTAGAGCATTAGCTTTCAACATATCAAGGATTTCAAGGTCAATCTCTAATGAGATGTACTCTGATAACATTGAAGTTAATTCAGCTTCAGCATCAATTGAGTGGTAAGCGTTAAGGTCTTGAGCAAGTTCAGGAGTCCATACTGCCTTTAATTTTCTTGTCTTAGCAACAATTGCTTCAGACTTCAATTCAAGGTCAACTTCAGGAATACCTAAATCATCACCTACTGAAGAAACACCAGCAGCGTTTCCATCTTCGAAATCACCTCTGTTTTCAGCAATTGGTTGTTGTGAGAACTTAACAGTTAATGCATCAGCATAAACCGCTCCATCACCACCTTTTGCGAAGAATACAAAGTTTGAACCATCTACCTTAGAGTGTGCAGGGTAGAATGCATCAGCAGCTGAGAAATCAGAAGCCGAAATATAGAATGAACGAACTGCATCTT